TGGCATGCCGAGACCACAACTGGCAAATAATTGCCAGAGAAATGCCTTGTGTCCTTTGCTCAATGTCCAATGATTAATATTGACTAGATCATTGACTCGACCTAGAATAAATTCATAGGACTCAGAATCGACTTGTGGATTACTCACATACCTCATTAGTAGATAAGGACTAAATGCCTTCTTTTCCTCGTCTGTAAGATTCTTATAGAAATCGTGATTTCTATCATTTACTCCTCGAAGTTCTCTGCCAATGTCTAGTTTTGCTGCCATAATTATACCGGGTGATGAGGAATTTGATCTTTGTTTTGTTTACTTAGATAATATAATATTTTAACACGTTCTAAGGCATGTTCCAATTCTTTATTATCCAGAGCAGCCTGCCTAATGTCGTGCCAAAGCTGCGATTCTCTTGGACTACTCATGTAATTTCTATGATCTAACGGATCTCTATGATAGTCGTATCCCACTACAGTCCTCTCAGTTTCGCCTTCTCGACGAGCATATACCGTATCACCTACTCTTTCGTAAATTAATTTAACGCCAGGAGTAAGTGATCCCATCAGTGATTCCTCTTGCCGTCGAATACACAATTAAAAATCAAATCTCGATTTTCTGTATTAATAACTCGATGAAATGCCCCATCTGGAATTAGCACTACATCACCAAATTCTACATCGAACGGTTCTGTATCTTCATTGCCGACAATCATTTTGCCTCGGCCGACTACAAAAAAATACACTTCTTCCTGGCCAGGATGTCGGTGACCTCTTGTTTGTTGATTTGGATGTAAAATTGTCTGACTCAGTACTAAATTTTTAAGAGTTTTATTGTCTCTAAGGAGATAAGTTTCATTATCTTTAACTATCTCACCACCTATATTATTAATTGTTAAGTTCATTTTACCAGCACCTCGAATAATCAACTAACTCGCTCTGTCGACTAACTTCTTTTACAAAATAAGCACAGGGCGGCTCATGTTCGTTATTTAACGGAGTACAAAGTAGTTGCCCTGGTTTCATTTTTGGAAAATACCATTTAACATCTTGGTAAACATCAATGATATCAATACTGTAAAATTCTGGTCTAAATGAGCTTAACGGATTAAAAATAAATGTTTTAAAACCTCGGTCATTTAGGCTAGTCAATGGAATAATTTCCATATCAGGTCCTTCGGGATCTCCTACAATAGTACACCAATCAAGTGGCATATTTACAGTGTATGGTCCTACCTTAAGTACAGCCGCCGGTGCTGTAAAACTTTCTAAGAAAATTAAGGGAATATAAAAATAGTCAGGATTTTGCGGATCGCTATTGTCCATAACACTGAATCTGAGATCTTCATCAACCTCGTCTGGTAGGTCGTTTAGATGATAAATCTTATTATCAAGTGTGAGAATTTGCATTAATATTTTACCTTTTCAATTGTGAACGGATAGTGTGCATCCTTGTAGAACTTTTTTCGTTCAGTAAGGTGTCTCTTCGCATACTTCGTTGACGCTGTAATATCCCAGATTTGTACGAAGTCTTTGTCGTCTGCTTTTCGAATGCCTCGCCCAATGCTTTGTATAACCCTTGTAAAGCTCTTTCCGGACTCAACCATAACCAGATTAAAAATACGGGGGATATTAATACCCACAGCGGCCACACCGTAAGTCGCCACAATAATCTTTTTATCAGCAGTCTTGACTTCGTCATACTCGGTCTTTCGATCTTTAGTTTTTACTTCGCCCGAGATAAACACACTATCTGGGATGTTCTCTACTATTATACGTCCTGTTTCAATCCTGTCAACCAGTACCAACGTATTTCCGCTTTCGGCAATCCCTTGTACTAACTTACTGATCCAATTTACTCGATCTGTATCAGTGACCAAATATTTTAATTCTTCTGGATAACTACCGAATTCTTTCCACTCGGCAGTTTGTATAACATTCACGTGGCATGTTGATAACACGCCGGCTTCTTGTAGAGTATGCGCCTTAACTTGGTGAACAACTTCACCAAGAGCGCATTTAATATTTTGAAAATCAATATCTTCCTTGGGCACAGTTCCTGTTAGTCCCCAACGAATAGGTGCGTTAGCAAGATTGTTAGTTAACAGTTTTTTCAACACTTCTGCTTTGGCCATGTGTACTTCATCGACCATAACTGTTTGAACACCTTCAAGTAATTCTGCTAATGTTAGCAGCTCTTCATCGGTGGTATTTTTAGATCTTTTGTCGAGAATGTTGAGACTTTGCCAAGTACAGATAGTATGTGTCTTATCGAGATTTTTTCTATCTCCGTAATACACACCTACGTCTAATCCGCAGTTAATAAAGTCTTCCTCTGTTTGTTCCACAAGACTCTTGTTAGGTACAATGGTCACAGTGCGACCATATTTTTCACAAATTTTTGCCAAAGTTGCGGTGGTAATTGTCTTACCAAATCCTGTGGCAATTTCTTGGATACATTGTGGATTAGCAAGAAATTTATTTACAACTTCGACCTGGTCTTCGCGAAGTCTGATTTTTTCTCCGGCAAATCTATGACCGACTGGCCATGTTTGGTCACCCCAAAAATCATCGGCTACTAGGTCAAAACTTAGGGGCAAAGAAACTCGGTTATCTTCCAATACAGGATCATAACCTTGTCGAATTAATTCTTCAATAACCTCAGGCAGCATACTCATATAAGTAGTACCGCCGAGTCCAAAGAAAGAAGTACAGCCGTCCCATCGGCCTAATTTATAAGCCGGCAGGTAGCGAGCTTTTTGGTCAAAATATTTGAATTTTGCCACTAACTTTTTACGAGTATCAAGGTCGAGATTTTCAATTTTTACATTGACCTCATCCTTGATTATAATTTTACAATAAGCCAAACTGGTATCCTAATTTAGTTTTGTCTGTATATCTAACCACATCCATGCGATCAGCTAGAAAAGAAGTTAGGCTGTAATGTACACCTGATAAACTGCCTAAATTAACAATTATTTTAAAGTCTATACCTGCTTTGACCAAGGGCTTTGGAACTTTTTGACTGATAAAGACAATTTTAGTTTGATCATTAATTGGATTATTTAGGCCTGCCGATTTTATCAATTCGTTAAATGTTGCGCCATTAGCATTATCTAGCCTAAACATAACTGACATGTCTTTTTCTGTAAAATTCTGAGTTTTTAACCAGTTAAACCATGATTTTAAACTGGCCAATTCGTTACCCGGAGGAATGATGATCATAGCAGGAATGTTATGCTTGAACAAGTCAGTAAAGTGATCAAGAGAAAACTCAGCCGAGTCAAATTCTAATGTGTTTGGTGCCGATTCATTTAAAAAATCTTCTAAAATTGGTGAAAAATTGCCGTTTTTTAAAGTTTTTGACACCGTTTCGTCCCATACTGAAATACCGTAGTACTTGGCCATCAGTAGCGCCGAAACAACATCTGATGTGTCAGGCTGGGGCACCGAAGAGTGTACATTGACAAATCGATATCGGCCGTTGTCTTCAACCAACATGGGCACAAAATCTTCAATTTTTTCCAAAATTTCAGAAATTTCCATGGATGCAGTATTGAACGATTCATCTGTAACAAATCCGGCATCAATTAGATTGTTTGAAACCCATAAAATATTTTGTTCTTCAAATGCCATAGTCCAGTGACGATTTTCAGGATCCCATACTGCTGTCTTCACAGCCGCACTATCCCTAAATTTTCTCAAATTATTAACTGTAGATTCGTTATAGGGAAATTTTATCACCATTTCCTTGCCAATTACCGACACTGTCTTTTCTTGAGACATAGGTTGTACTATGGGGAACTTAAATTCCGGATTATCGATGGCAATATGAACCTCTGGCCCCAAAGCTGTAGCTAATTGGTTCTTATATTTTGAACAAATTCGGATCACTAGACTTCTCTGCTTCTCAGAATATCCTTTACCCATGGCAGGATTCTGAGAAAGACTCTGAACGACTCCTCTATCGATTATTCCTATCGATAGAACAGGGTCAAAGAGGTAAGGACCAGCCGAAGCCAGTCTACAGATAAGGTCTTCGATATAAAGTTTCATATTAGATAGATACATCTTCCATACCAGCAGTACGGAGTTTAATAATATTGCTAACTTGCCATTGCTTGATGTCCAAGCCCTTGATAATACCTAACCATTGATTTCGTAAAAGAGCGAATTCGTTGATAATTTTTTCCATATCAACAACATCTGCCTCACCGTCTACATATTTTTCAACGTCTCTAGAGCTCAATGCTCTTTGATAATTTTCTAAATATTTTTTGAAGGTCTTTGATCGTATTCTGCGAAGTTCGATGTTCAAGTATTCCAAGATACCTTCAATTTCTTGAAGCTGATTGAACCGATGTGCTACAATTCCTGGTAAGGCGGCAGAGGCTTTTTCTATGTTGCCATAGACTTTCACCTCGCCCCTTGCCTGCTCTAATTCAGAATAGTAATGATCGATACAGCCTGGTAAGTAAGCAATGTCCTTGCTAACTTTGCTGTACCAGTTCATTAGTAGTCCTCGTCTTCTTCGTAGTAACCGTCGTCTTCTTCGTCTTCGAATTCTTTTTCTTCATCTACTACTGCTTTGATAGCAATATCGAGATAAGGATCATA